CATCATGGATTCGCATTTTATTCGATGCTTCGTATTGCTTCAGCTCCTCCAGAAGACTTTTACCCCAACACACCAACGTCATTTTTCTCTCAAAATATAGGACTAATTAAAGAATAATCCTCGTTCAATCAAATCCAATCACATGTTTAACGGTCTCTGAATTCAAAAAAATAAAAGTCCCTGAATATTCCGCGGCTCGACTCGCAGATACTCAGGGGCTTTTTTCTTTCGTGAAAGTCTTTCAAATATCAGTCTCGTATCGTGAGCTCTATTTCACATCCGTACATCAATTGGCCGCATCTCAAACAGCCCGGTCGGAAACGTCGCTCAAAATATCATAGCCCAATATCTGGGAGCCCTTTCTAAATATCATATTACCATAGTCCGCGATCCAATTGCAAGCCCATTCTTCAGCATCGACCCAGTAGGCCGATTTCACCATGCGGTGCAGCTCTGGCAGCAGACCGTAACTGACTAAGGTAACATGGCCCAGCTCATGGATCAGCACCCTTCGCAGCTTTCCCCCGCTCAGTCCTCGTGCCACAAACACATGTTGCAGCTTCGGGTCTGTCACGGCAAGAGTCCTGCGTCCGGTGCGATCCACAAGGTATGGGCTGTCCGGGTCTACAAAACGGATGCGCCAAAGCCACCCGTTTACCGTAAACCGTTCCATTTTGAATTATGCGGGCATGTCCGCCACGAGCTTGGTGAAGTCAGCCTTGATCTTCTTGCGCAGGTCAGGGTCAGCATCCCCGTAAATGGTTCGGATGGTGCTCATCGCGCTCGTCAGGTGCTCGCTTGCCCGGCGCTCCATCTCCGCCTTGTCCATGGCCGTGTGGCTCTCGGTGTAGTGCTTGCGGGCTTCCAGGTACTCGCCATAAGGCTTGCCGTACTGTCTGCCCTCATGCTCAAACTCCCCACGCCGACGCAGAGGGAACTCCCCGTGGTCGTCACGCATCTCCCTCTCGAACTCGTCCGGGTCACGCAGCCACTTCTCCATGTAGCGGTGCTGTTTCGTCGAGGGCGTGTACCCCATCCGATAGTCTTCCGCTTCGCCCATGGCCTTACTGACCTTCTCGTAGTAGCAGGCTTCGTACAGGTTCCGCTTCGTTTCGGCAAGGTCCTTGATCATGTCAGTCACTTCCCCTGCCTCGTGGGTGTTCACGCTCTCGATGCCCTTCGCCAGCTCTCCCTTGAAGGCATCCACCAGAGTTTCCATCATCGAGCAAACACTCTCCATGCAACGATTCTCCATGTTGATTCCTCCTTACGAAAGCTTCCGCACGATGAGATTCGCACCGGGCGAAACAGTCAGAGCGGCTGTTCCGGTGTTCACGATGCGGATCACGTCATACATGCCGCAGCCAGTTCCCAGCAGCATGGTTTTCGCCACGTTGAAGGCATCCCCGGCAGCGGTGCTGGTCACGATCATGTTGGAGCCGGGGAGCACTGCATTCCCTGCGGAAATGCTAAGCTGGACCGTACCGGCAGCCACACCTGCGATGTTGCCCGAGAACGCCACTTCGTAAATGCCGGGCAGTCTGAGCTTTACATCACTCATGCCCGCACGGTGACATTCGGCGGTGCAACGGGTCTTGAGGTTCGTCACGTCAAACAGAATCGCCTGACCGACTTCCAGGGTCTGAGCAGCAGAATTGGATATCTCGATCATCTGCAAATCCTCCTTCAAATATCAATAAGAAAGGAGCGCCAGTCTCCCAGCGCCCCTCCATTTTGAAATTTCGCTTAGGCGGCCATGTTGCAGCACCCGGTCAGACCAGCGATCTGGCAGCCCAGAGTACCGGTACCGGCGTAGGGGTTCTGCACGATGTAGGCAGGGCCGGGAGCCGGACGCAGCTGGTTCACCAGATAGTTGTTCTGAGCCTGCTGACTTGCAGCGAGGGTCATCTGGCTCACCTGAGTGCGCAGCTGTGCGATGGTCTCATCCTTGTCGGCCATGCGGTTTGCAACGATCTCGTCATGCAGCTGGCGATAATTTGCATTGTCGTTCTGCATGATCTGCTGTGTCTGGTTGGCGATGGCGGTCGTGATGGCGCAGGTGTTGGTGGCCAGGTCGTACTGGATCTGTGCCTGCCCCTGACGGTTCTCACAGCAGCAGTTTGCCAGCTGGGTCTGGAGGGCGTTGGTGTTCTGCATGTTGGCGACCGTGTCGGCGTTGATTGCCTGCTGGATGCCGAAGTTACCCTGCATCATGGCAGTGTTCACGCCATTAAAGCCCTGAAGCATCGCGGTGTTGGTGTTGTTGAAGCCGTTCAGCAGGCTGGTGTTCATGGCGTAGAAACCGTCGCACAGACCGTTCTCCAGGCCATTCAGCTTGTTGATGACGCTCTGATTGTCGAATCCACGCTGGATATCTGCCTGGGTAGCGGCACTTGCCAGAGCGCTGCGGGTTGCAGAGTCATTCCCGCGGTTGCCAAAACCGTTGCCGTCCCAGTTGCCAAATCCGCCCCACAGAGCGAACAGGATCACAATGATCCACCATGCACCGCAGCCGTCGCCCCAGCCATTGCCGTTCCGGTTGCCGGTCACAGCAGCGATGTCAGCCAGACTCGGGATCATGCCCATCATACCATTGTTAAACATATCATTTCCTCCTTTGGAAATTTCAGTGAGTGGAAAATACGGATATGTTCACTGAGCCTTCTTTCAGGCCGCGCGTATCCTGAGCAAAAGCTCAATTCACATCACTTGGGATATGTTTAACGTCCGTTTGCTTTTAACGACCTCTGAAGAACCGCATTGCCTGTGCGTAGGCCTCCTCGGGTGTGATCCCGTAGCTCTCGCACAAGTTCCGGGCGATCTGCTCACCCGTCGCGTCGTCTCCATTTTGAATTGCCGACAGCGCGTTGTGTGCCATCGGGTTGTTTCGCAGCTGTGGGTTTCCCGCCAGTAGACGGTTCACAAAGTTCATTCTCGGGTTATTCGGCGTTTGGTTCATGGTTCAGTCCCTCTTTTCCGTGTTTATAAGGTTCTTTGCGGTAAGGTCTTGACTTTTTCTGTACCAAACGCTTGATCTCGTCCAGCTTGTCCCGAATCTCTGCCAGCTCACCATTTTCAGGCAGGTTCTCAGCGGTCTGGGCCATGGGAACGAAGGTCATGGTTTCGATTTTCCCGACATTCGATAGATACTTCACATACACACAGCTCATGTCATCTTTCGGGAAGATGGCCACCGTGCCGTTGTTGGGCACTTCGTTGGGGCGTACTTCCTGGATGTCATGGATCATTCGTCCAGGGATGGCCTGTACGAACTGCTGCGGGTATCCATTTTGAATTCCCATCCCCTGCATCTGTTGCAGGTTCTGATTGTTTTGCCATCCTCCCAGAGCAGCTGCCTGTTGAGGAGTAAGGCTCTGCGGAGGATATGCACCATAATACTGGTTCATAAAGATCCTCCTTTGCAGGTTAAATAATTACTGGTTGTTCTTGGCCCTCAGCTCCGCATAGAGCTTGTCCGCCGCAATGGCTTCCTTCGTGAACGAGTTGTTCTGCCACCAGTTCACAATGGCCACCACAACGGTGATGAGGGTGCTTACCACCTGCTGGAGCTGCTCGTTGTCAATGGGCAGCGGGCTTTTGCCAAAGGCGGTCAGCAGACTGTTCAGCAGCGCCACAAGCAGGCAGATGGTTCTCGCCCACGTTGCGGCGGTCACGGTCGTGTTCTGTTCCATTTTGAAATCTCCTCTCACGTCATGGCGTGTTCTTCCCGGACAGGCAGACTTTCCACTCGCTCATACAGGTTCGTGCCGGTGCCGTTTCCATGCAGTTCGTGGTATGCCTCATAGATAACGCCGACGTTCGTCAGCCCTTCCACGTCCACATACCCCTGATGAAGATAATACCGGCAGCTCTGATACAATCGATCATGGAGCATCGCTTTCACGCCTTTTTTCAGCGCTTTCTGCTCCTGAATGGTCGCCAAGAGCGTCTTACCCATCCAGCCCATGATGCCTGCCACCAGGATCGACACGATCTCGTTCAGATGTGTCAAGATAAAGCTTTCCGTGGGGGTCACGCTCCCTTCACGCTTGTCAGACCCGCTTTTGCAATGATACTCGGGTAATCCTTGTAGACATGGTTCATGTCCACCACGCCGCTCACACCAGCCACATTGCCCTTGGAGCTGTACTGCCACATACCGTGCTTGCGGGTCGGCCGCTTGTTCCGGTAGTCCGCCAGCCATAGGTCAAAGTCGTTCAGCTGCCACATGTTCAGGTTGTAGTCGGCAAAGTTCGAGTAGGTATACAGGGTCGCGTACAGTCCCCACTTTTCGATCTCCCTGAGCTCCATTTTGACAAGTTTCGTCAACTCGGCTGCGGGCAGACTTTTCAGACGGGGGTCCTCCACGTCCATAGCAATGGGCAGCTCAAAGCTCTTTCCTTCCAGGCATGTCTTGAGCAGGTTCAGCTCCTTCTTTGCCATGCCTTCCGTTACCGCAACGGTGTAAGTATATACGCCAACTGGCAAACCCACAGATTTGGCCCCGGCATAGTTCGCTTCAAAGCACGGATCGACGTAGAGCTGCCCGCTCTTGGTGGAAACTGCACGGATCATCACGCCACCTACTTTTCCGCTGGCCTTGACTTTTTTCCAGTCAATGGTTCCCTGCCAGCGGGAAACGTCGATGACATCAAGCATTTCCCTGCTCCTTCAGTTTCTCGGCCAGCTGGATGCACAGCTTTTCGTACTCCTCTTCGGTCAGGCTGTCATTGGCAAAGAAGATATCCAGCTTCTTCTGCATCCTGTCGGTCTTGCCGCGTTCGATCAGGCGTGCACAGGTGTTGTAGAGTTCCATTTTGAGTCCTTTCTGCTCACGTTCTGCATGAGCCATCTTAATGTAAAAAATCGCTCATCGGCATTCCTTTTCAGTATGCCAATAAGCGAAACGATACAAATAGGCTGACCCGACTCTTATTCCTCCGGCGTAACCCCCAGCTCCAGCAGCGTCAGCCTATACTCCTGATCCACCATCAGGGTATCGGTGTCGGTCTGGGCACTTTGCAGGGCGGCCAGTGTTTTGGGCAGGGTGTCCACGGCTTTCTGACGTTCTTCCTGCTTCTCTTTTTCGGCTTTTTTCTTTGCCAGTTCCTCAGCCGTGTATTTGATGTATCGCATGAAAGCCACTTCTTCGTCATAGGCATCCTGCGCCGGAACCGCTTTGACATCCACGACTTTCTTTACGTCTTTGCCCCCGTTGGGATATTCACGGATGGTCTCGTAATGGCTGACTTCCTCCACGCCTTCTACCGCATCATGGTGAACGGTCTTGGTCTCATTCTTCAGCCAACCAAGTTCGAGGTCAGGGTTTTCCACAGGGTTGTCATCCTCGTCCACAAGCTCCGGAGCAGTGTTTGCCACAGGGGGCGGCAATTCGGGGAGCTCTCCATAGTAGAAATCATCTTCCATAGAGGTTCATCTCCTTCCATTTTGAATTTTTCATTTCGGACTTTCGGCAGTTTTCGCACTTCTCAGCGCAGGTCTGCCGAATATTGTAGGTGAAACTACAGCTATGGCAACATGGCGATTTGTGACCCCTTCTGGTGCATTTGCAACTGCATCCAGTCAGCCTGGTCCCGATGGATACGCCAATAATTTGGGTCTGAACGTGAACTTCTATGCAAGCCGTTGCTCCTCTGTCTATGGCAATTCGTCCACAGTCCAGCCCGCTGCATATTACGTGTACATGTGGCGAAGAACCGCATGATCACGCAGTGCGCCGCCACATATAAACATAGTAGGCGGCTGGTTGAACGGTGGAAGCATTGCCGTAAATCGAATTTGAATCCGAAGCATAAAACTGTGCCTCCGCCCATCCAAGCCAGTCGGAACTGTCCGTTTGTTGGCTAAAACTGCTACAGTGGGAGCGCTTAAAAACACCTGTTGATTGATTAAAATGACCACTTACAAACAGATCTTTCAGTACACCCGTAATATTCGGCAGACCTGCGCTTACGGTGCTGCCTGCGCCGTGGGAACCGGAAACGCCCATCAGCACACGCTCAGAAGCAATGCTCTCCCACGTTCCGCCGAATAAGCTTGCCGGGCTGGTGGAACTGGTACTGATGTAGATAGCGCCCACGGGGTGAAAAGAAAGTGCAGATACTGCCTGCCAATTACTAAAGCTATTACCGTCCTGCCAACATTGACGATAGCACATTGGGTCAGTGGAAGAATGCGCGATATAGATCTGAGTGCGATTTCCGCTATAATTCCATACAAAAACCACACCGTACTCATATACTCCCGTAGGGCTATTTGTGCTCCAGTTTTCAGGCGATGTTAACCAGACTCCGGTCTCGAGATCGTTCCAATTATAGTTCGCAGGTATACCGCCTCTCCATAATAGATTTCCACATGCCCAATCTACTGCACTTGCCCCTGTACCTCCATGTGCAATATCAAGGATTCCGGCGTTAATCTCTGAGGCGTTGGTCGTCCCGTCTTTGCCGTTATCGCCTTTGTCTCCTTTGTCTCCTTTGTCTCCTTTATCCCCCTTGAACGCGCCCGAATCCGCCGCTTCCTGCAATGCCTTCATGGCCGCATTGGCGGAATCCTTAGCGCTTGCCTCGGAAGCCGCCGCACTTGCTGCGGAATCGCTTGCATGCCCTGCCGATTCATTGGCACTGTTTGCGGAATCGCTTGCATACCCTGCCGATTCATTGGCACTGTTTGCCGAAGCTGTTGCCGAATTGGCACTTTTCTCCGCGCTCGCCTTGGATTCCGCCGCCGAATTGGCCGATTCCGTGGCACTTGTAGCCGATTTGTCTGCACTTGCCTTTGCCGCATCCCGTGCCGCTTCGGCCTGACGGAGGTAGTCCTTGATCTGTTCCACGCTCTGGGTCACAAACGCTTTCGTCCACTCCATGCTCTGGGCCAGATACTCCCGCACTTCGTAGCCATACAGTGCTTTCCGGATGCCGTTTATGATCTTATCGTAGTCTAAAGTTGCCATTGATATTTCTCACACCTTCCCTCTGTTGCGGGGCACTCCATTTTGAAATTTCGCACAGTGTCATTCGGTTCAGCCCTGTGCATGGCGAATCAGGCCCTCTACGTTGGTTTTCGTCTGCTGGGTCGATGTCGTCGTTTTGTTCTGCTGTTTGGTCAGCTTTTCCGGAGGCCGACCAAAGGTAAACTTTTTCTGATCAGGTTTGTCCAGCGGCAGTATCTCTTTCGTGCACACCATCCACTCATCGATGCCGTGGGGCGTTGCGATGATTCGAGTCTTTTTCAAAAAGCCCAGATGGTCAGTCGAAACACCAGCGTCGCACAAATCAAATGCTTCCACCTGAACGGTCTTCTCGATGGTCTGCTTGTAAGTAGCAAGCGCTTTCTTACAGACCTCACACAATGCATCATCAGTCGTTGCCGTGTCATCGACAATACGCCGGGCATATACGCCGTACTTTTTGATGGAAGCCTGATCTTGTGCGTTTCCCGAGATATAATTCGTCTGACTGGTCGCGAAGATCCACCATCCTTTGGTCGTAGTGCTCAGACGGTCACTGTATACCACGTTCACAAAATCATCAGGGATGCGGCTGGTGCACTCGAGATCGAGCATGTTCACGCCATACTTCACGGTCTGTGTCGTGGTGTCCGAAATATCGGTCGTGTAATCCAGATAGAACGTGATCTCGTTGTTGGATTCAACATACCTCGCCCGGAAATAACCGTCATAGTCGTCTGTCCAGCGGCTGTTGATGGCATCCCAGCAGATGGAAACATCCGTGCCATCCTTGGAAAAATCCTTCTGGACATTCCGCTGAACGTTTACCGTGCCGGTGTTAAAAAACGGAGAGCGCAGGGGCGAATTATTATCGTCCCAATAGGGATTTGTAAATTGAGCGTTTATCCATAAAGATCGCTTTTCGATATCAATGCCGTTTGGCAAAGTAATGTAATAGGACATAGGCCGGACGAAAACGGTATCCCGCTTCAGGAATCCAAGTACATCCTCAACAACAATGCTCTTGCTCAGATCAAAGTTCAGTGTGACTTCATTCACATATCCGATCCAGTAAAGGGTGCCATCCTGATAGACCGCAACGACTGTAACCGATTCGGTGAAGCTGTTGTAAAAGGGGTTAGCTGTATTCGACACGCCTTGCGGCCCCAGAAGGAGTTTCGGCACAGTAAAGGTAAGACTGCCGATCTCATTTTTTGCCTGTGTCAGTTCCGGATCGTTGATATACTCCGGGTGGTCCATGGACCAAATAAGGTCTTTGCTGGTCCATTTCCATTTTGCATGGCCGGAGCACCGTCCCGCATACACCTGATACGCCATTTTGAACATTCTCCTTTCTCACAGGAATTGTGGGTTGCCAATGGTCACGGTCACGGTCGAAGCTGACTTTGCGGTGACCTTCAGCTCCCAGTAGGTATAACCCAGGTCATATTCCACCCCGATGGTCTCACTGACGGGCAGAAAAATGTTTGAGCCCAGTGTCCATGTTTTGGTCTCTGAACGAATGTCCGGGTTTTTCTTCGTGGCATAGCTGTCGTATCTTCGCGATTTCAGAAACGTCACTTCCACGCTAGAACCGCTTCCCGTGCTCACGGTGATCGGATAGCGCACATCGCTGGGCGGCAGTTGCAGGGTCAGTACCTCTCCTGCGGCCAAGGAGCGATTCTTCAATTCTGCCTGTCGATACCATGCGATATCCCGTTCAAAACAAAAATCATCCCATTTCCACAGGTCATTCCAGTGAACGGTGGCATACGGATACAGGCTGTAGTTCAGCGTCAGCACCGTATGGCCGTTCTTCCACTGGATTTTTTCATCTACCCAGACACGCCCAGTGTAGGTAAAGTTCGGGTCGTCCTCCAGAACAACTGTCTGGAACCGCCCGGCATTCAATCCGAGCCATTGCGCAATTTGTTCTGCCGCGTAATGGCCCGATGTTCTTACAACGACCCCATAATTCGTTTCGTTATGGCTTTGCCAGCTCTCATTTTCCACATAGAAATCCCAGCTCCCCTCCCGGTTCTCAAAAACAGGATTTCCCGTCAGACTGTGGGAAAGGTCTACCGTTCCGCATCGTCCTGCCACTGTCACAAGGATCATCCGCTCTGTCGGTGGAGCCACCACAGGCATTGTGCAGGGGATCAGATGCCAGTCTTTCCATGTGTTTTTTATGCCGTTGATCGTGATAGAATGGTCCATCTTTTACACCTAATCGTAATATTCTTCCTGGTCACAATATGGGAATCCTGGCTGGATATCGTAAGAAACTGTCACCGTCGTTCTTCCGGAATTATCCGGTTTCACCTTGCTGCACCACATCCGGATGGCGTGCGGAGCCTTGGTGAGTCCAACGGAACTGTTTCCAAAACCACCCTCTTCTCCTGGGATATACAGCGTGGTTCCACGTCGTCCCTGCAAGAAGTGGAGTATTTTATGGTATTGTCCGAAGAAGCACCATGGATGGTCGTGGTTTTCATCCGTTCTACTGTCGTTCCCAGAATAGTGCACAGAGTGCGCATACAGGTCATGGTCCCACAAACTATGATTTATTCCATTCGGCAGATAATAAAAATCGAGAGACCCTGTGCGGGCCTCCCAATTCTTATGCGCGTTTGTCGCATCCAGAAATACTGGCTGGATCAGACTGCCATGGACCCCAGGCAGGGTCACAGTCGTCACTTTCTCCTGTGCCTTTGAAATATAAGGCTGCTCCGTCGGCATGAAACCGTAGTCTTGAAAAGAAAAGCTTTCGCTTCCCCAATCCGGAATACTGGATTTATACGAGGGACTGACCGGAACGATCTGGCGCTGAACCTTAATGTCTCCCGTCTCCGGGTAAATGTAGCCTCCTGCCATCTCTTACCTCCTGCTGGCGATCTTCCCCAGCCCCTCGTCCACGTCGTTGATGATCTCGCCAACCAGTTTCCGGCCGTTCATCTGGACCTTCATGTTGGCCACAGCCCGGGCAATGCTGTCGATGTGCTCGCCCAGTGCCTCCACGCTCGAAACGATGTCGGCGTTGGGGTTTGCCTTCTGGTCAGCCTTGTTGGCCTCTTCCTGCTGGGCCTTGGTCACCTCGGCTCTGCGCACCACGTTGGCGGCAAGGCCTGCGGTGCGCTCTGCGTTCAGGGCGACCGTGCCGTTCTGGAACAGGGTGTCGTTCAGCCAGTCCACTCCATTTTGAACGTCGCTCATGTCCACTACGGGCTGGATACTGGGTTCATACTCGAAGTCGTCGCTGGCAATGTCGCCCACTCGCTGGGCCAGATCCATCATGGTGGAAAGGGCCGTGTCGCTTACGTCCTGTACGCCCTGCACCACGGAGCCGGTCTCGTCGGTGATGCCCTGCGCCAGACCCAGGCTCAGGTATTCGCCAATGCCAGCCATCACGCGGCTGGGGGAATGGATGCCAAAGAAGTCGCAGAATCCGTCCACAACAGCACTACCGAAGTCGCAGATGCCGTTCCACACCGCACCCGCCGCACCGGTAATGCCCTCCCACAGGCCGGAGATCAGGTTTTTGCCCACGTCCACCAGGCCCTGGAAGCCGTTGCTGATCCAGTCCCACAGGTTCGAGAAAGCATTCCCCAGCCAGTCAAAGAACCCGCTGAAGAAATCACCGATCTTGTCCCAGTTGGCGATCAGCAGTCCGCCGCCCACAATGGCCGCGCCAATGAGCCAGCCTTCGGGGCCAATGGAGCCCAGCACACTCATCAGAGTGCCGCCCAGTTCTCCCAGACCGCCCAGTAAGCCGCCGGAGCCGGTGATCATCTCACCGATGCTGCCAAGGCCGCCCAGTGCTTCTCCCAGCAGCCCCGTGCCGCCCGTGGCAGAGCCCAGCAGGCCGCTCATGTTGCCCAGGATGCTGCCAAGGTTCTTGGTCGCGCCGGTCACCTTGACCACCTGTCCCATCACCTTCAGGGTGCCGCCGCCCTGTGCCAGTTTGTTGAAGGTCAGCATGGTCTTTCCCAGATTCATCATGGTCTGTCCGAACTCGCTGCCCATAAAGTCCAGCACGGTGGTAATGCCGCCGGTCACTGCCCCGCCCCAGTCACCGCTCACAAGGGCGGTAATGGTACCAATAAGGTCGGTGATCACGTTGGTCACACCGTCCTGGGTGGCCACGCCAAAGGCTCTGCTGAGCTTCGCGGCCATTTCCGGGGCGCTCTTCTGCACCTGTGCCCAGACGCTGTTGAAGCCCTCCTGAATGGGCCGCCAGTTCTTCGAGATGGAGTAGCCCAGCTGCATCATCATCCGCTTGCCGGAGTCGTCCAGCTCAAAGGCATCCGCCAGATTTTCCGCAAAGCCCACAAAGTTGTACTGTTCGCTTTGCAGGTCTGCCAGCGCGTCCAGTGCGGTCTCGCTGTTCTTGCCAAACTTCTTCACAGCCTCGTCGTACTTCAGCTGCTTGTTCGTCACTTTCTTCAGGCTGTAGCTCATGCTGTCCAGTGCCGTGCCCACGCCGATGATGGCGGTCATGGTGCCCTGGGTAGCTGCCTTCCGTGCCTGGGCGCTGTCGGCTCCGTACTGTTCAACGGCAGCTTTGTAAGCGTCCTCCCGGCCCGCAAGGTCGCCGTCGCCGTAGAGCTTGGCCAGCATGTTCTGCCGGTTGGTCACCAGCTTCTCCTGCTTTTCCAGGTAGGAGACCTTGCTGTCGTAGGCATCCAGCTGGGCCTGATTCAGCTCGTTGATGAGCTTCTGCTGTTCGGTCTGTGCCTCCAGATACTGCTGGTAGGCCGCCTGGGTCTTCTGGCTTGCCTCGCCGAACTCGTTTTTGATGGCGATGTAGTCCTTCTCGGTGGCCAGCAGGATCTCCGCCTGAGTCTTGATCTTCCGATTGATGTAGTCGATCTTCTTGTTGGACTTCTCGGTCACCTCGGCGCTGTCCTCGTACAGGGCGCTCCACAGCTCGTATTCATCCTCCGCGGTCTTGGCATCGGTCTCGTACCGCTCCTGAATAACCTTCAGGATGCTGTCCTGCTTGCTCCTCTGAAGCTCCGCAAGGGTCTTCTGCTCGCTCAGCAGGGTACCGTAAGCGTCCTTGGTCTTGCTGTTGTTTGCGCCCACCTTGGCCAGCAGGGTGTCGTACTGCTCTTTCGCAATGGCCACCCGTTTGGTCTGGAGCTCGATCTCCCTTGTCAGACTCTCGGTCTTTTTGGTGATAAGCTCTTCCACCGTGGCCGTGTCGCCGCCCGTCACTTCCCACAGCGCGTATTCGCCGGTGGCGTTGGACATCTCGGTCTTGTTGGCCTTCAGCTTGTCGGAGAATGCACTTGCCAGCGTGTCTGCCAGCGACTTGCCGGATTTGGAAGCTTTGGATTTCGTGGAACTGGTCGGGGTGACTGCGTCGGCCACAGCGTCCTGTGCTTTCTGCCACCAGTTACCGAGGATGCCATACGGATCGTTCAGTGCCTTCTGGGCATCCGCGTTTCCCTGCTTGGCATTTGCAATTTCGGATTTTGTTGCGTTCCGGCTGCTGCCCGCTTTCTTCAGGCCGGTTTTGCCGGGGATGACAATTGCATCATCCATTGCATCGCTGAACTCATCCATCGCGGTAGACAATCCATTTTGATAAATTAGATTGCCAGGGTGCAGGGTGCTCAGCTTGAACGCATTGTAGAGCTCAGGCATCTTCTTCTGGATCGCAAGGGTCGTCTCGTCGATAGCCTGGAGGAAGCCGTCCTTCATCACCAACGCGCCAGAATAGCTTGCCTGCCGGAGTTCTTCCTGTTTTTGCTTGTCACCGATACCCAATAGTGCGCCCTCGAGAATGTTCTCGCTGTCGCTTGCTGCCAGGTCACTGGGCGAATGGATGCCCCAGAATGTCGTAAATACGCTTCGGATGGAAGAAGCCACGTTCAGCATGTTCGCCTTGGCCTGTGCCAGTGCACTCGGGTCGGCAATGCCTTCCGCCAGTCCCACGGTCACATACCGGCCAAGTTCTGCCATCACCCGGGAGGGAGAATGAGAATCGAAAGTCGTTTTGCTGGTCTCAATGACCGCGTTCGCAACTTCTTCTGAAGCATCTGCGGCTTCCTTCTTACCGTCAAGCTGGCCTTCTTTCATGCCCTCGCTTGCATTTTTACCGATGCCTGCAAATGCCTGATAGATGCCCGCCATCATGGAATCGCCGTTTTTCAGTTCATCCAGAATATCTGCGAAAGGCAGTACAAAAGTCTGGGCCGAAACACCTTTGTCCTGTCCGCCCCAGTTTTTCGGATCAAGCGGATTGTGGTTTCCAGCCCATGTTGTGAACTTTGCCCATAGATCATTCAGTGCAGGCTCGATCTTTTCCCAGACATACGCTGTCAGGCTGACCACCGTATCAATAACAGTCGTTCCCAACACATACAATGCCTGGCCGATTGCCGGAGCTGCCAGAATGATTGCATCGCAGAGGGCCTTGATGATCTTCGCAATGGAAGTCACCAGGCTGCTGGCAACCTCACCCAATCCCTCAAAAATACCGGCAATGAACTCAACCAGCATCCATGCCACGGCCTTAATGCCGTTCAAAAATACCTGGAAGTTCAGGCTATTCAGCAAACTCAGGCTGGATGCCAGATTACCGATGAACGTGGATGCCGAAGTCAGTGCCAGCAGTGCACCAAGGCTCAGTGCCAGCGCGCTCAGAGAGAGGCTCAGTGCTACGATCACCGGAGTCACAGGAGCCAGGATCACTGCCGCACCGCCCATCACAACAAACGCACCGATGAGCGTCAACAGCCCTTTGCCGATGGTCTCCCAGCTCAGATTACCCAGACCCTGCAATGCAGGAACCAGCAGATTCACTGCCGCAGCCATCATGGTCAGGCTGATTGCACTGCCGATGGTGCCTTTCGACAGATTCAGTGCTACTACAAATGCTGCAAGGCCGCCCGCCACCGCAGTAAGCCCACGGCCAATGGATTCCCAGTCCATTTCACCGAATTTTGCAACGGCATCCTGAAGGATCTCCATGGATGCAGCCATCAGCACAAAGCCAGTACCCTTCCCAATGCCGAATTTCGTGCCATTCATCAACTTGGCGGCGACCACCAGCTCGGCGCACAGTGCTCCCACTCCGGCAATCCCCTTAGCAATTGCTGTCACGCTCAGGCCGCCTAAGGCTTTTACACTGAATGCCAGGATACGGATGCTCGCCGCAAAGGCCATCATCCCGGCAGTGCCTTTCGTAAAGCGCCCGCCATCCTTCGAGAGAACTGCCGCAACTGCGGCCAACTCGAGCATAACACCACCAAGGGCGGCCACACTTCCTAGCAGCTTATCAGAGTCAATGGTCGAAATGACTTTCAACGCACCCGAAAGGACCAGAACGGCTGCCGAAACTGCCACCATTCCACCGGCGAGAACACTCAGCTTCAGGCTTTGAACATTCTTCGTCAGATGGGTCATAACGGCCATCACGCCCAGCAGTTCGCCGAATGCGACCGTCAGTACGCCAATGGCCGCACCAAGTCGATCTGCTTTCACCATGGAGAGAACAGCCAGTGAACCGGCCATCAATGCCACAGCCTTTGCAATCGTCATCAGGGTGTCTGCCTTCTTGGCTGATTTCCACGCATCGATTGCTTCGCCCAGAGATTCGATGCAGTCTTTGATACCGCCGACCACATCCTTTGCACTGGAACCGATGGACTTGATGCTTTCAAAGAACCCCTTGAGGGAGACCAACATACTGGCTCCCATGCCGCCCAGAATAAACTGATTCAGTTTCTCTGGGTCAAATTCATTGAATGCTTCTTTCGCACCCTGTGCAAGCTGTGCAAAGATCTTGTCCGCAACAGAGCCAAAAGAATAAAGCACCGGAGCAGCCGCATCCACAAAATTGGTCACCCAAGTACCAATGGTATCCAGCGGGTGAAGCCCTTTCGTGATCTCCGAAGCAAATTCACCGGCAGCCGATGCCGCATCCAGCAGAATATCGGCCAAAGGTTTTGTCAGGTTCAGAACCCGTGCCACACCAGAAATGATACCTTCCAGAATATCTTTCCCGACTCGCAAAACAGAGAATACGCCCTCTGCGGTTGTCTTGATCTTCTTGGCCGTATCATCACTGATGATAAGCTTCTTTGTGATGCTGTCTAGCCATTGTGCAAAGCTCTTGATCTCCTCGCCTGTCTTTGGCGGGAAAATATCTTGAAATGCCTCATGGATGGGCTTCACTATGGCACTCACTGCATCCATCAGGTTCCACAGGCTCTGCACCAGATGCTCTCGTCCCGAAAGTTCCCGGATCTGTTTCGAGTATCCTTCCAGATCAAGCGTTCCATTTTGAACCTTTTGATTCAGTTCTTCAAATGCGCTTGCCTGTTTCTCAATTTCCTCCCGCTCAAGTCCTCGCGCCTTTAATTCGGCATCGCTCAGGGTCAGCATCTTCTCTGCACTTGCCTGTGCTTCATCCAGGCCCTTTTTCAAAAGATCTGCACTGATACCTCCCTGTTTGATGGCTTCGCCAAAACTACCTGCATCGGAGATCTGCTTTTCAGTGATCGCACCGGAAGCCAGTGCCACCTGCTCCATGGTATACGCGTACACGTCTGCCTGATCGCCCAGCTCATTTTCAAGCAGTTTATTCCATCCGCTGTTCAGTCCGTCCTTCAGCCGTTCGTTCAGCGCTTCGATGGGCGGCACAAAGATGTCGTACAGCCGGTTCGCCAGCTCCGTCCATGTGTCGGTGGCCTCTTCCTTGTTGCCAAAGAAGGTCTCGAAGACTTTCATCCAGGAAGAGCTGACCGCGTCCTTGGTGGAATCAATGGCCTGTCCAAAGCTGGTTGCCTGCTGGGCCGCCAGTGCCGCACGTTCTGCCAGTTCACCGTATTGACCGCTCAGCTTTTCAAGGGCCTCGGAGCTGGTCATGCCCGGGTTCTTCTGGGTCAGCTCATAGGCCGCCTCCATCATGGAAGCATACTTTGCGAAGGTCTTTTCCATGACCTCAGTGTTGGCCCACTTCTTCTGCAGGCTCGACTCAAAGCTGGCGATGGTCACCTCGCCCTTTTTCAGGGTGCCCAGCTCCACCGCTGTGTCAATGAGCTCCTGCTTCAGGGCCTTGGTGGCCGTACCCATCAGGTTCAGGCTCTTCCAGTCCTGAAGCTGCAAATGTCCGGCGCTGTAGCTCTGGGTCAGGTTCCGGATGGTGCTCTGGAACGCAAAGCCCGTCTTGCCCGCGTCTGCGGTGGCGTTGGCAATGCCCATGATCATGGGAATCATCTTGTCGATGTTGCCGCCCGCAGCCGTCATCTGGGAAAGAGCGCTGGTCATCTCGCTGAAGCTGTAGCTGGTCTCATCGGAGTACCACATCAGCTTGTTCAGGTAACCGTTCACCTGATCGATGCTCTTGCCCGTGGCGTTCATGATGGTCTGAACATTGGAGGTCTTTTCGGTGTACTTGTCCCAGCCGCTGGCCACCTGATCGATGGACAGGCTCTTGACCAGCTTCTCGCCCGCGTCCACAAATTTGTTGGTGATGTTCACCAGCGCCGTGGTGGCCACGATGTTCAGGTTCGAGAACTTGGATTCCAGCCGGTCAAGGCTCGTCTGCATGGTGGCAAAGTCCACGTTCTCCGCGGCTGCGTCCAGCTTCTCAAAGCCCTTTTCCGCTCCCTTGAACTGGAGCTTCTCCATCAGCCGGTCAATGGTCGAGATGGTCTGTTTGGTATTTTTCTCAAAATTTGCGTTGTCAAACCGCATTTCAACAACGCGGCTGTCTACTTCCTGGCTCATTCTGTCCTCACCTCGCCCCATGCCCGTGCTGCGATCCGCTCAAAAATGGGCCGCATCGCAGGGTTGATATAATCCACGCCCTCTACGTATCCTCCGTTTCGTGTGCCGTGTCCGTATTGCAGGATCACTGCAATGGGCACACCGTCCACGATGTTGGAGTTTCTCCATGTAATGGTGATGCCCTCTTTTCCCTTGGTCACTGTGTAGCTCCAGCTTGCCGCCGTCTTTCCCGTGTCCTTCGGGGTCGCCTTCGCAAGGGCATCCACCCCTTCCTGGCCGTACAGGTTCAGTACGTCGTCCAGGTCGAGGTCGGAACATCGCTTCAAAAATTTCCGGGTCTTTTTCCAGTCGCCTTTCTGGCGAAAGATGATGACTTTCGACATGCTTATCCTCTTGTTTTCAGCTTGGCCTTTCTCTGCTCATTCAGCATTCTCTGCTGGGCCATCCGTTCGCCCTTGCTCATCTTCTTCGTCGGTGCCTGGCTCTCCTGGCAGACCCGGATCATGGTAAGGAGCCGGTTCAGATGCCACTTTTCGCACTCCTTCGGGATGCCGTATGTGAACATCTGGCAATAAAGAATCTCGGCCGTTGTCTCCGTTCCATTTCTCCTGGGCGGGCGTTTCGGTCGAGGTTTCGTTTTATTTTTTATTTCGTTCGGTCTTGGCTCCCCGGCAAACCATGTTGCGGTCATCGGGGCTTCCATATATGTGTTAATGGCTTTATACTGTTCTTTCGTCAGTCTGGCGTATACTTCAGGGTCTACCCCTTTCGTGATCGTCATGCAGCGGATGTAGTCCAGCCACTGCTCCACGGTCAGCTTGTCCAGATTGCTCAGGAACGGTATATTCCAGTTGCTTTCCCAATGAGCCAGGGAGAGCAGTGAGTGCTCCAGTTTCAGCGTTACCGGTTCCGAATAGACAAATTCCTCTGTCTTTGCGTTCCAGCTCTGCTTTGCCGGAATGTTTAACGTCAGCACCCGCTCCACCTCCCTGGGGTGTTTTCATTGAGGCGCTCTTTTCAGAGTGCTCTCCATTTTGAATGTTCGGTCAGTTGTGAGGGCAGGCTTACTGCTCGTCGGTGCCCTTCTTCGGGCCTTCCAGCACCATCAGGCCGGGCTGGGGGTTCTGCTTGTCGGCCTTCTTGGCCTCTTCCTTCATATCCTCGGGCAGGATCGCCTCGAAGAATGCGGCGGCCTCCTCTGCATTGGATGCCAGCTTGTAGTACAGGTCGCTGTATGCCTGGGTGGCCATGAAATCAGCCAGAACAGCCTCGTTCTTGACGAACTTGCGGCCATCCGGGCTCAACACACCGTAGCTCTTGCACAGGATCTGCTTGAACAGCTTGGCAAGCTCCAGCTGGCTCTGGGCAGCGGTGATGCGGTTGATCATCTGCACAAAGCCGCCCTCGGTGTTCAGCTCCATCTCCATGATCTCGGCGCGGGTCAGATTGAAGTAGTAGTCTTCCGTCCGCTCAGTACCGCCAAAGTCCACGGTAGTCATCGTCTTTTTCAGCATTTTTCTTCTCCTTTATTGTGTTCATTGATTCTTGGCTCCCCTATTAGGGGAGCTCCGCAAGGCGCTCGCCAAAGGCGAGACCGAAGCGGTGAGAGGTTTACACCTGGCCCTCGCTGTCGGTGATCAGCTTGATCAGATCATCCGGGGTGGGCAGGGTTGCCTCAGCGGACTCGGCGCCCCACAGCTTGTCCTGAATGGCCTTCACAGTAGCAGGCTTCAGCTTGGAGCAGTCGATTTCCATGTGGCTGGTGGGGCGGTGACCGGACACGTTCACGGGGGAGGTAGTGCACTCCCAGCTGAAGGTGATGGCATCGGGGTTATCGTTGATGGTGGCATAGCTCTTCTCGCTGGGAGAGGCAGTGCTGTTCCATGCAACGTGGATCTTCTGACCCACTTCGTCGGAAACGTCGTTGCCCATGGTGGTCACCCAGCTGAAGCCAAAACCCTTGCGCTTCTGCTGGCCAATGTTCACGCCCTTGGCCACCTGTGCGGAACCATCACAGGGAGCCCACTCGTCCGGGTAGGTGTATGCCTCGATGGTGTAGCCGTACTCCTCGGCACTGCGCAGAGAAGCATACTTGATGTCGTCGGCGTAGAGCTTGGTCTCCTCAGCGCCGGAGGGGCTCTCGGTCACAGCGGTCAGGCCATTCCAGGCCACGCCGTTCTCATAGTTGCCGTCGTTTGCCATGGGGTACAGGACACCCATCTTGGTGCCCATCTCGTAAAACTTTTCGCCAACGGCATCCCAAATCAGTCTTGCCATAAACTTCCTCCTTCTTAAGTGTAGATCGTAAATACGGTGTGGTATAATCCATCCGAAACAAAAGAGCGGTCGTAGGTGCATTTTGGTAACGCACTTACGGCCGCTTTGATTTTGCTGTCCGGATCTCTGTCCATCACGGTCACCGTGTAGAACGGATGCTGAATGTAGACCCGGTCATTCGCATGGTTGTTTCGGATTCTGCTTTCGCTGTACACGATGCAGGGATATTGGAGCTGGAATCCAGCTTTCGGCTGAAAATAGAGGTGGATCGACGCGGTATTCTCTTTCAGCACTTCGCGTAAGAGTGCGTCAACCTTCAGTCGTGCATCCATTCCAGAGCCCTCCCAGGGTCAGGATCAGGCGCGGGTATTGTACCTTCACGCTGGATACCTGCCATTTCTGTCCCATGAACGTCGCATACCGGAGCTTGTAGAGATGATCTCGTGCAAACGGGTCGGCTACAATGCTCAGTTGGTTCCCCACCGTGATGTCAGGGTTCATCTTGTCCCCCAGCTGCATCTGCCGTCCAAATTCCAGTACATCGCCAAAATATTGGCGTTCGGTCATCTTTTCGGTAAATACACTGGGGGCAGTCTCTTCTACCTCATCGGCAAAGCCAAGCTTTCCGCTGTATTTCATCTCTTCTCACTCCATTTTGATTAGTTACAACTAACTAAAAGGGCTGAAAACTCAGTCCTCAGCCTTTGCCGTCCAGGTTGCCGCAGCGCTGCCGTCGTAGGTGATAAAGCCAGTGGCGGTCATTGCCACAGCCTGGAGCACGTTGGTGCCGTCGTCAATCATCAGGCGGCCCAGCTTGAATGCCTTCTCGGCATCTGCCTTCTTCACCTCGGTGGTGTGGGCGGCATCCTCGTACAGCTTGTTGTCGGAATGGCCATAGGCAATGTAGTTTGCCACATGCAGGTCATAGCCGGTCTCGTAATAGGGTTTCAGCATAGGTTTCTCTCCTTTCCAACAACGGGTTAAGCGGCCCACTCAACGGCCATTGCGCTGAACGGGGTGGTCAGAGCGCCGGAACAGCGGGTCTCGATCAGGTACTTCTGCGCGTTGAAGTCGATGTCGAAGTCATCGAACATGGAAACAGCGCCGCCCTTGTCAGCACCCACAGTGTAATCGGCCAGGTTGACAACGATAGCGACCAGGTCGCCGCCCTTGGCACCCTTGCGGCCCTCCATCTCGGGGATGGTCACAATGTTCTTCACACGCAGCTTGCGGGCCAGAGCAGCCTCGTCAGCATACAGCGGGTGGCCGATGCCGTCCTCCAGCAGGAGCATCTCGGTCAGAGCGTCCTCTGTGGTGAACAGGGTGGGGGTGCCGGAGCCGCGGTACTCCTTGCGGCTGCGCAGGATCTGCTTGATCAGGGCCTTGTACTTGTCCTCCACGGTGGTCAGGCCGGTGGTCTTGCACTGGACCTTGATGGTAAACAGGTCGCTGTCGTTGAACACAGGACGGATGCAGTTCTCGTCGATCTTGTCCTCAGAAGCAGCCAGACGACCGTCGCCCAGCAGGTAAGCCAGAGCCAGCTCACGGTTCAGCTTCAGGCGCATCTCCTGCTTCAGCCATGCCACAACGTCAAAGCTGGTAATGTCGATCACGTCGTCGCGGTCCAGCTTCTGCTTCTTGTATACGGTGGTGGGGCTGGTGGAGCGGCGCAGCAGGCCAAAGACCTCTTCCTTCTTGAAGTTGCCCTTGAAGTAACCCTTTGCGCGGGCATCCTCCTCGGTCAGGTCAGCAAACATGCTCTTGAACCGGCTGAAGGGAATGTGGTGCACAGCGCCCATGACCACGCTCACCCAGTCGTCGGGCTTGTCGATGATGCGGGGCGTGGTGTCCAGCAGGTGATCCTCAGGGAACAGCCAGTCGATGTTGTCGATGCTGTGGGCCAGCTCGTCACTGTCCATGCCGGCATCCTCAAAGGCAGCCTTCATGGTGCCGTGGCTCTTTGCGGTCTTGACCACGTTGTTGATGTCCTCAATGCTGTGCTTCAGCACGGTTGCGTTGGTATCCTTGTCGAAAACATTCTGCTTCACGGTATCGTCCTCCTCACCGTCATCGTCCTTTTCACTGGGCATAACAGAGCCAATGATCGCGTATACGACATTTTTCTGCTTCTCCGTCAGGGTGTTGAACACATCCTCAACGGTCTCTTCTTTGTTCATGTTCTTTTCGTCCGCCATTTTGGCTTCCTCCTGTGTTACTTTGTCGTCGGTCACGGCATCGCCGCTGTCCGCACTGTGTGTAAGGTCTTCCAGCGGGTTGCCCTCGGGGTCCATGCCATGGGTCAGGCTCAGGCCGTCCTCGTTATAGATAAAGGCCTCGCCGCCCTCGTAGTCCTCATCGGCGCTGTGCTTTACCACCTCGTCGATCAGGGCACCCGGGTTGCATCCGGCCAGTACCAGGCTCACTTCCCGGATAAAGCCGTGCTTCACGGTGCTGCCCACCTTCTTCAGGCCGTTGGCAAAAATGGAAAAGGCGCTCAGGTCGCCGCTCTCCACGCACTGTCTTGCGGTCTTGCCGGTGTCGGTGTCGTTGAATTTGGCATAGCAGTACACGCCACCTGGCCGGTTCTCCAGCAGGCAGTGGCCGATCACATTGTCCACGTTGGCGTGGTCGTGGTTGTACACCATGGGCACAACCTTGCCGCTGCACTCCTTAAAGGCATCCTGTGCGATCACCAACCCGTCATAGCACCGGACGTTCGCTTTCGTTGCCCAGCCGCTGCAATCGTAGTCAAAATTAACCATTTTGATTTGCAATACTCCTCTCTACGGCATCCCGCCCTGCCGTGATTGTTTTGTTCTGCGCCGCAATTTCCTCACTGCTCTGGCTGATGTTTGCATTCCGCAGTTCATCTGCCTTGGGGTCCTTGCTGGGTTTCATGCCAATGGCCTGCCGGATCTCGTTGGAGGTCATGATCTCGTTGCGGGTAAACTTGTCGGCCATTTCGGCAACGGCGGAAACAGGGGTCAGCTTGAACGGGTCGCGGAAGTACATCACGGATTCCCGGTTCGCCCGGTCGTCCTCGGTCAGGAACTTCCGCCGGATCTCGTCCACGGCAGCCGCCACAATGGGTTCGATGGTGCGGTTCTCGTAGTTGGTCATCACAGCATCGGAAGCAGTACCGTTCATGATCTCCGGGGTGATACCCAACTGGCTGTATGCCATGTTGGTCAGGTACTCCACGGTTTTCAGAAGGTTGTTTTCGAGGCTGCGGTTCAGCTGCGTGATATGCTCCGTGCCATCGGTGTAGGCAATGCCGTATTTGGAACCGGCGAGCTGCTGTTCGATCTGTGCCCGCCGTTCTTCGGCCTGTTTCTTCCGGGTCTCGCCCTTCACAACGTAGGGCAGCTGGATGATCAGGTCGAGCTTACCGCTGCCCACCTGCTCGTCGATCACGTCCATCAGGTTCAGCTTCCGGATCAGGCGCTGCACCGTGCCGTTGGGCTCGTTCATCACGGCATAGAACGGGTTCTCCACCAGGGCCACCTGTGTCTTCGGCAGGGTGATTTCCTCTTTCCGTCCGGTCCGGTCGTTGTACACTTCCAGCCGCACGTCGTCCGGGTACCATTCCAGCACCTTTCCCACCCGCATGGATTCGATCCGGGTCTTACCGGTCTTCCCATCGTAGTCCACGTCAATCGGCACCAGCGCAATGCATCCCTCATCCAGCATGGAAAGGAACATGTCATATCGCAGTGCCCGGCCCGTCTGGTCCTTATTGCCGGAAAGGTTCAGGCAAGAATTAAGGCCCGAATCAACGGTTTCGTCGTAGCGTCCGTTTTCATCGAGCCTTACATGATTGATGGTAATTGCCGCAGCGTCCATTGCAATGCGGGTGTTGATTGCCGTCATGATCGTCCGGTCATTGCTTCGGTTCAGCCTTACCCGGTCGGGGCGGTAGCTGTATCCTTCGCCGCTTCTTCCGGGGGGATCACGGTTCAAAAACGCATTCCAGGCGTGTCTCAGTCTGGAGCCAAAGGTTTGTGATGTCATTTTGATTCCCTCCGGCTTACACTTCTGTGTATTGAGCGTACATACGGCCTCTCGTTTCGTTCTTATACGCTTTTTCCGCCGCCATATTTGTGAGCGCCCTTGCTACGGCATGTTTGGCCGCATTTTTAGCAGCCGAACTAACTTTACCTCCAGTCAGATAGTCATAGACATATACGCTTGCTACCGCCCTTGAAACAGCCTTTCCTCGTGCAATTCGCTTCTTTTCTCTCTCCACAGCGGTCTTTTTATCCATTCCCTTGGAATAATCTTTTTCGATTCGGTTTGCGCCTTTAACGCCATAGTCCATTCGATACATTGTTTTTTGATAACTTGTAAGCTTACGATCAGGGTCGCCATATTTTTTCTTTCCCGCCGCAGTTAAAGTACCATCAGGGTTCTGGTAACGCCGTACACCCCACTTCATGCCCTTGATGCCATGATGATACAGCTCATCTTTATAAACTTGCATTTTTTCCTCCTTACGCACCATGTGCCTTCATCGTTGCGGTCAGTGCGCATCCAACAACAGCGTTCTTAAACGCCCCAGATTCAACAATACTCTTACCGAGCTTCATCGCGTTAGAACCATTATTATAAAGCGTTGTAACAGTCCCAAGCGCCGTGGCAGTTGCTCCGGCAATTTTAATGGCTTTCTGTAGCTTGCCGGGAGAAGCAGTAAGCCGTTCATACTGGTGCTCTTTCTGCAATCGATTGATTCGAGCATTCAGTTCGCTGTCACTCATTTCACGGACACTTTTCTTTGTATGTGCTCGTGTATAGTCCTCGTGATCTTGACTATAGTGTTTCTTTCCTTCAGAAGTAAGCGTACCATCCTTGTTCTGGTATCGTCGCACGCCCCATTTCATGCCCTTGATGCCCCAATGATAAAGTTCATCCCTGTATACCATAATGTTCACCTCCTCACAAACAAAAAACGCACCAGCAATTAAGCTGATGCGTTCGGATGTACCGTATTACGGAATGATGTCTAAAATAGATTCGCACATCGTTCCTATCTCATTTGGAAAGTAATTGTCATCCAGCCCCCGATATTCCAGTTCATCGCCGACTCGTTCTTCGATTTCGGCCCACTCATCGGAAAAATTATCGATTTTGGTATAATCGTAATCAAGCCCCAGACTTTTCAAAAAATCGATCTGTTTCTCGGTAAGCATCATGGATCACCTCTTAGTGTATTTTCGGATTACATCATGCCCTGTTTTCCAGACAGTCGTGACACAGCCATTTTCGGGGTTCACGTTTACCGTAGCGTGCCGACCAATAAACCGTTGACTAGGCTGTCCCTTCTGATTATACCGCACCTTTATTGTATCAGAGTTTAGCGGCTTTTGCAACGCATCCAGCAATCCTTCCAGAGTCACCTGTCTGGTAGGGTCTTGGGTACGGTCCAGTGCATGAATCGATAGACCTTTCACAAGGACACCATTTGAGGTATAAAACGGTTTTCTGAATTTTCGAGCAGCTCTCGCTTCGATTGAATATCGGTCATGCGCGAGTTGTTCTTTTGTCCTCCGAACACCCCACTTCATACCTTTGACTCCGTAATGGTACAGTTCCGTTGTACCATCATTCCATCGCCACATTTCTGCCCCTTTCGATTTTCTATTGCAAATTACTTTCCTATGCTGTATGATAAACATATCAACATGAGGAGGACTCACCATGGCGGACGACAAACAGCTTTCCATGCAGAACCTTAATTGCGAAGTGACCGCAAGCGATGTTTCTTTTGATTTTAGCGATACATCCCGCTTTCGGAAGATTAAATTTCCGGAGCAGGCTGGCATTACAGCAAACGCCCTTCTACAGCTGGTTCCTGCGCAGCTTGTGGCTGACACGGCATCCAATCTGTATGTTCTCCATTTTCCGAAGGGCATCCAGGGGACTTTAATGAACCTCCATCAGGGCGGTCAGTCCACCACAATGATAGACACAGCAGGCAGTTTTGCCGGAAGTGCATCTCTGTATAAGGTCAATCCCACAGCAGTTGCTGCCTTCCAGATGTTCAGTGTAGCATCTTTTGCAACCGGCCAGTATTTTCTTGCAGATATCAGCTCCAAGCTGACAGAGGTCAACCGGAAGCTGGACGACCTTCTGGCATTCCTTCAGGCATCCAAGCGTACTGAGCTGCTGTCAGAGCTTACCTTCGTAAAATATGCGCTCGCAAATTACGCAACTATCATGCTCAGTGAACCGCAGCGCATGGCTACGATCGGGAATCTTCAGCGAGCAAAAATCAAAGCGGTTGCGGACATAGAATTTTACACAGAGCAGCTGGAGAGTTCTGCTGCTGCAAAGTCCAACGAAAATCAAGCAAAAACTGTATTGCAGAACAAACAAGGGATTGATCTCGCCTCGCAGCTTTACGCCATCAGCACGATCATGGAAGCGTATTATTCGCAAAACTGGAACCAATCCTATCTTGCAAATATCAGCGCTGATGCAAAGCCTCTGTTTGCACTGACGCAGAACCGCATGATCAGTGCCATAACAAAATTCTCCGACAGGATCAGCAAGGACCTTGAAAGTAAGAAAAAGGGCCTGCTGAAAGGCGATGTATCACAGAGTGAACATAAAGTTCTGAAACTGTACGACACCCTGAATTCGCAGTCGGAGACTCCGCTTCTTGCGTTTATTGAAGAAGCACTGGACAAGCCCTCCGAGCCATCTGAACTCTACCTCCGTTCTGACGGAAGTGTTTATCAAAAGATCTAAAAACAAGAAACCGCCAGCGTACTACGTTCTGTTTCGTGATACGCTGGCGGTTCCGTTTTATTCAAACGCATCCCGGTTCTGTTTCCATGCCACGTAAGCGTCCATCATGGCAGCCACGGCATCGATCTTCTGATCCTGCCGCTGTTTGTAGAGCTTCCGGTTGCCGTTGGTGTCCACCAGCGTAATGCAGTTGCCCATGGCAAATTGCATCAGCTGTTCGTCAAATAGCAGCTTCCGCTGTTCACTCAGCTTTTTCAACTCACCCAGCGGCACGCTTTCAGTCTTTGCACCCTGGATCACTTTCACAACGCCAAAGGTGCTGTTTTCATCGCCCCAGCGCTTCACGAACTCCTGTGCGTTGTAGGGGTCGTAGCCAAACGCCCGTACGTCGTACTCGTTCTCCATGATAAAGTTGTCCAGGTCATCGTACACCTGCATCATGTCCAGGACCGTGCCGTCAAACACGAACAGGGTCCCTTCCCGCATAAACTCCTCATACTGCTGCCGTCTCGAAGCCGGAAGCTGGCTGAGGGTGTAGGATGTGATGTAGTCACGCGTCTTGACCCCAAAATATCCGTTGGACAGCGGAAACAGGAAGGTAAAGGCGCAGAAGTCGTCGCCCATGGAAAGGTCCGCGCCCATGGCGCAGGGCATCTGCCAGAAACTTCTCTTCCTGTGACACAGGGTCTCCTCGTAGGGGAAGAAATAGGTGTAGCCCTCCATGGGCAGGTTGAAGCGCTTGGCCAGAATATCGTTTCGGGCGCTGGGGGATTTCTCCGCACGCTCCACATCCAACTGGTAGGTCTCGTAGCTCACGGTCTTGCCCAGGTTCGGGTTGGCCTTCAGCCACATCTCCGGCTGGCCCACTTCCTCAATGGAGTCCAGCTTGTAGTACCAGATGGACACATGGGGGTTGACGTACTCCCCTTTCAGGATGCTCATCAACTCCATTTTGATGTCGTCGCCGCAGCCGTTGCGCACCGTGCCCTCAGAGGAAGCCGCCACGATGAGATAATTCTCATTCTTGGCCGCGCCCTGTTCAATGGCACCAATGGGGTCTTCCCGGATGTCGCAGGAGAGCCACTCGTCCACGGTCGCCACAGTGTCGCGCCGTCCTTGCAGCTTCTCAATGGTCATCGGGCGCACTTCCAGCAGGCTGTTGGTCAAAAAGTTCTCGATGCCCTTCTTAGTGGAAGCCATCTTCACCCGGTCTGCCTTGGAGCCGGTGGTGTTTTGCAGGCTGCCCTCGGTCATAAACTGGAACACAGGCCCCTTTGCCCGCGCCAATGCGGTGCGGAAGGGTGCCAGCACCTCCTCGGCCTGTTTCATGGTCGGAGCGGTGGTCAGCTGCTGGGTCGTGGTGGTGTACGCTGTCAGGAAGTACGCCTGCAAAAACTCCAGATACATGGTTTTCGCGGCCGATCGGGTAATGATGAGGTATTGCTTTGTCACCAGCCGCTTTTTCAGCCGCCGGGTCTCGTAGTGTCCACCGCCTCCGCGCTCGTTCGGCACAAAGACGCTTCGTTCTACAAAGTAGTACCATCCAAAGATCTCTTCAGCCCATAACTTGAAACTGTCCAGCAGCTTCACGTCGGTGCCGTCGGTTAGGGTCAGCTCATCCTCGCAAAAGGAGATAAAGCCGTTCACCGCCTTGTCGTCATAGTAGATGCCCGGGTTGGCGATCAGGTCGTCGATCCGCTCCATCTCCATGGCGATTTCTCGGCAGACCGGTATTTCACCACGCATCACGGCCTCTCTGAAACGGCCGTAATAGATCGGCGTGGCCGTGTTCGAGAGTGCCATTTTCAATTCTCCTATTATAATAAGGTGGGAACCTTACGTTTTATCCTGAATCACTGTCCAGTATCTCGGCCAAGTGGTCATTTCCAAATATTCGAGCAGCCATTTAGGATCGCTCAAATCTCGTTCGATTCCATCCTCACGATGCACCACCAAATGCCCGTCGGCATTGATATACCAGTAATCTTTGTAGTCATGCCTACCAGTTTCATCAACATAGTAGCAGTACATACAAATTTTCTTACCCGAAACCAATTGGCGATATGCTTCGGGCCATTCCATCAGAATGTTGCCTTCATGTTTCACCATGTTGTCACGCTTCTTTCTCAAAATTATCGTGCTCCACATTCAGCCGCCATTCCATTTCCACCACGGTGTTCTTCAGTGCTTCCATGGTAGTGCTGCTCTGGGGAGGGTCAAAGCCCAGCAGCCGTACTTTCACAGCAACATATGCCTTTACCGCTTCCACCTTCACCGGGTCAGCAATGAACTCTGTCCATTCGTTCTCTTTCCCGGAGATGGTGTATCCAGCCGCAGGCCCAACACCCATCTGCACCAGTGCAAACAGCGCCATGTTGATGTACATGATAAGGTCCGCATCAAAGTCTGTGCACTCCTCGGCAATGCCCAGCAGCTTCTTCACGCTCGTCAGGATCGAATTCATTTTGATTCCTCCTCGGCATCGCTGTCGTCGCCCATAATATAACTCATCATGGCATAATACCAGTCCTTGTGCGCCTGTGCCATCAGCTCAAGCTCTGCCAGGTGACGGGATGCTCCGTCCTTCCCCATGGCCGCTTCTTTCTGTGCACTCTCCTCGACCAGCTTGGTCAGCCTCCCCGCATCAATCGCCACTTGACCAGGCTTCAGCAAAACGAGGTCTCCCTCAGCACTCGGAGCAGCGTTTTGTGCGGTCACAGCCTGATTCTCATCCCTCCGCGGGACAATCTTCATCCCATCAAACGTAATATCCCTGGCCCGTGTTGCCCGCACCTGCTGCCCATCCACATTTGTCGCCAGAGCATCGTCAAAGTCAAAGCCCCTGTTCCGCGGAGCAGTCGTATAGCCCTGCTGGAGCCCGGCTTCCGCAATGCCCACGTTCGCCCAGAGCAGTGCTTCGTCCAGCTTGGTCAGTGCCAGACTTCTTGCGCGGCTCGGTGCAAGGTGCTGGAGCATCGCCTCTGCCTCTTCCAGCTTCCTCCGCAGCCCCATGGCGTAGTCCTGCTCTCGCCGGTTAAATGCTTTTTTCTGGTACATACTCATTTCCTCCATGGGCAGGTGTCGCCCGGTCTTCTTTCTCCGTCCGGCAGCTTCGGGCCCTTCCCCGTTCCATAGTGGATAGCCTTATGCGTCACCGCTGAAACACAAATGGCGTTCTCCGGGTCAAGCAGCTTCTCGCTGTGCTGGAGAACGTCTTCTTTTGTTATGGGGTTCATGTGGTGGATGGAGATCTTCGGTCGGATCGGCTTTCCGTCCCGCAGCACCCAGTCTGTGATCGGGTGGTCTTTGCACCCAAGGTCACAGCCCATGTCCCGGGCAATGATCCTGTCTCGGAACTGCCGCCACTCTCTCGATTGGTAGAAGTCCTGGTTCAGCCATCGGTCAAACCCGAAGGTGTCCTTCCCCACCTCACCGTGCAGCTGTAAATATTCCAGCCGCTCCTCGTAGGTCGACAGGCTGCATAACTCTGTATAACTCTTCATACAAACAGCTCCAGTATCTCGCAGAGCGCAATAATTCCAGACAGCATCCCCAAAACATACAGCATAGTCGTACTTACAGCATTTTCGGGGTGCTTTCCGAAATACACCGCCAGCATAAAGATTGTAAAAGCCGCAAACCACAGCACAGCTAACGCCGTCTTATAGCCCATCATTTCATTAGCTCACCTCAGCAGACCCTTCTGCTGTAATGCCGCATACAGAATCAGCATTCCGCACCATAGCAGTGCAGGCATCCCAAAGTGTGCAAGGAGTTCCATTGCATAACTCTGCGTGTGTTTCTCTGCCCACTCTGCAAAAAACACCGAGCCAAAAATGATTATTACGAGCCAGAAGATCGTAAATGCCAATTCAGTTAAAGTCATACTCGTCATCCTCGCCTAGGCCGTTGTATTTCTTCATAGCAGCAATGACCTTCCCGTACATCTCCTCGGAGTGTTTTGCATTCTGTAGCGTCTCGGTCTTTGCCCGCAACAGTTTGTTTTCCTCTTCCAGCTTTGTTTTCTCCAACTCGTTCTTAGAGGTCGCCAGCTTCAGAAAATGGGTCGTCTCAGCGCTGGATGCCGTACCTTCCAGCAGTCGTTTCTCAACCAGCTTCATCGCCAGATTGATCATATAGTTTTCTTGTGCTTCCGGGGTTCTTGCAGGCCGCGAAGTTGCAGCCGACATTTCACCCGGAGCAGACTTCTTAGGTTTCATTGCAATAACCTCGTTTCACATTCTTATTTTGCTTTTGCAAGGGTTCATGGGAGTCGCAGTAGTACCAGTTAAGCCTGTCTCATTTGAAAGGAGAAGAAAAAAGCAGATCATGCCCAATGGAGGTTGAACATCGTGAAAGCCCTGAACCCAAATATATAGGAGGATACTACTCCCATGAGCCCTTGCAAAAACCGCCGAAGCCCCGGTCTACACCCCAGAACCTCGGCGATTTCCCATATGACTGTAAATCTTAACACCTGCTGTGGATACAGGTATCGAGAGTTTACACAAATATAATCGGCAGCTTTCGCTGTCGGAGCCTTAAAGCCCAAATATCAATTTTCCCTCCGGGGAAATATCAAAGACCGGCGCGATTTGAGAGGGGGTGCCGATTTTGAGACCCCCCTCCCTATGGTTTACGCAGTTTGGCCTAGCGTATCTTCGTCAGATACATTGATTTTGAGCTTTTTGTAAATGTTTATTGGATCAGCAGCAACAATCTTGTCGATTGCTTTCTCAATTTCATAGGCATTTTCGTTGTCCGTGAACTGAGAGGAGGTCTCGGCGATCCTCATAAGCAAACCAGAAGAGTTGTAGCCATGATCAACGTCATATTGGTACCACTTTTCAAACTCCTCATACGGACTGTACGGGTTGTCAAAGGTGGTAAGAAAGCATCGAACCATAATTCAAAGCCTCTTTCTTGATGGATTGTTACTTATTGAGTGCACTATAAACAGTAGATTCAGGAACGCCACAAGCCTTTGCGATTTCGGCATAAGAATAACCGCTTCGCAGCATTGCACTTGCTTTGGACATCTTTGCAGAAGTCATAACAGTTGCATTCTTTGGCATTGCACGCTTCACAATTTCATCAGAATCAGACGAATTAAGGAATTTCGTCAGCATGTTGTCTGAAATTGCACCAGCTTGAACAGCTTCCCATTCCTTATCCGTGAAGGTGACCTTGGATCTGCGTCCGCTTGCACCAACTGAATCACGAGCACGCTGCATTTCGACAGAAGAGATTTTCTTAATCTCTTTTTTATCTTCTGTAATGTTGGGGTTCAAACCTTGCTCTTGAATCTTTGCCTTAATATTAGCATTAGCAATTAGCATCGCCTTGCGTTCTTTGGGTTTATTGGCGATCATATTTGCATACTTAGCTTTCAGCGAAGCTACTTCAGGGGCATACTTTTTAGCAGCTTCAGCACTGTATTCGAGTCCTTTCATATTAACAGCTTCTTTTCGAGCTTGAGCGGCCATGGCCTTCAGCTTATTAGAGAAGTCCGCATATAGGTTCTCTTGAACAGTGCCAGAAGACAGAGTTCGAGCATCTTTCGTTTCGGAAATCAGGCTGACAGTATCCTCCGCTAGACGCTTCTTGCCGCTTTTGGGGTCAGTGAATGTCCGTCCGCTCTCCTTGTAAATATACTCACCGGTCTCCTTGTCTATGCGGACACTGCCACGACGCTCCGGCACTCGTACTGTCTGCTTACGCCGGGACAGCAGCGTGGATGCACCACCATACTTAGTGTTTCCTTCTTCGTCAACACGAATCTGCCACTTCTGCTTCAGCTCGGGGATACCATTCTCTCGCTCAGAGCGCTTATAGTCCAGCTTATGCTTTTCCGCATCGATAACGACCATGGAGTGCTTAACCGCACGTGCAAGCTCGTCCTCATCAGCACCTCGCAATGTCATATCAGTGATGAGGTTGGAGATCACGCCCATTTCGCGCTGCTTCTCCTCTTTCTTCATCAGCCTGACATTGTTCGGATTGCCTTCAGGAACTGCATAAGCGGTCTTGGGATCGAATCCTTCCAATGCTTTCAGCGCACGAGTAGACTTAATGTTGACTTTGTCAGTAACAGGGATTGCCATAACCGTGTCGCCATCGAAGTCAGCACCAGACAGGCGCTCTGCAACCTTTGCATTGATGCCGATTGCATCCTGAATTGCACCGAGATTCCGCTTACCGCTGACATTCTTGTTGTTGACAGTCACAATGGGAATCTCAAAGGTACCTGCATGAGGATAACGGATCAGTGCAAGCCTGGTGCCATTCTCATAGGTAGGGCAATAAGCCTCTGTCTCCTTAATCTTATTGATCGGCAGGATAACCTTCGTGGACTGACCCGGGAAAGCAGATGCCTTCAGGGTCATGGACGTTCCCTCAACCGTATCAGCAAAATCGTTGAGCAACTTCTTTTTGACCGTAGGATTATCGTACCGCATGATTTCATCATATTGGGCTTTGTAATCCGCGACGGTAAGGTTGAGCTGGTTCTCGATCAGCTTCTTGGGCTGCTTGGAAAGGAACTGAGAAGAGACGTTCCGGGACATCGTATCCCAGTCGCCCTCCTCTTTCAGCTTGTTGATCGGTGAGAGGTGCTCTTTTCCGTCATCGCCGATGTACATGCTCTGGCCGTTGGCCTTGATGGCCGCGCCAAACGGGTTGTCAGGATCAGCTTTTGCTTCCTTGAGAACCTTCATCTTGGGCGTACCGGAAGGCTTATTGGTGTTAAACATCACGTCCACACCATCCGGCAGATCATCCGAATAGACAGCCATGCCCTTCAGATAATGGTCACCGTCAACGAGGATACGAACTTGTGCATAGTGGCTTTTTCCGAGGTCAAGGTCAGGAACCCCGCGGCGAATCTCCATAACACCGTCTTTATCCAGACCGCCTTCATCACCATATCGAATAGCGACACGACTGGAATCCAGACTAGACGGACGCTGAAGTTTTGTAAAGGTCTCTCCGCCATCATCAGAATGATAGTCTCCAAGAGAATCAATCTGATCCTGATGCTGATAAGCATATTTCTGATCAAATTCAGGCTTCGCAAGAACTGTAATGTTCGTTTGCTGGCGAGGATTGGTAGGCTGCTTGATGCCCACACCGTAGCGCTTATAGCCATATTCGGCCTCTAATTTGTATGCGGCCTCATCCAACTCCGTTTGAGTTATTCCTAAAACAGAATTTGCTCCTTCAGAAATGTCAATTATACCTTTTTTATCGACTTCAGCCTTCAATGTATTTGCGATATTTACAGCACGTTGTTCTTTTTTACTAATGTTGCCATTATATTTAGAGCGAACACTAGATTCGCTCATCCCTAGTTTATCACCAATTTCTTTCCATCCAAGACCATCTTCTTTTAGAGCACGAATCTTGTCGTACTCCAATGCTTGGCGTTCATGTGTAGCCGTCCGCTGAGCTACTCTAAACTCTGTAAGCCCCATTTTATATTCATCGGGAAGAGAATTATTAATAGTTTCCAGAATATCTTTTTCAGAGAGGCCTTTCTTTTTTAATTCTTTCACCCGGGACAAAAAATCACCAGAATGCTGATACGGATTATCACCAGAGCCCCAGGGATAACGCCCGGAATGGCGTTTCGTACCGTAATGCTCCAGAATATTACTTTCAGAGGTAATGCCAAAATAAGAACGGAGGTCTTTTTCAATCGGGTTCATGCTGCCACTCCTAACAAAATATCAGTGATGATCGGATCAAACTCTTTGATTTTAGCAATGATCGGATTGATTTCATCTTCAGTAGGATTCTCGATCCAGATTTCATCGTTCTGGTAGATACGGGTTTCTATCCGAATATCTTTCGGGTCGTATCCGTACTCCAGACAGAAAAGAGCGGCATAAATATAGAGCTGCTCCATGTGTGCAGGAACAGCTCCAGTTTTGAGATCGTGAATGCGAAGGAAACCGTCGTTGAATGTAATTGCATCTGCGGTTCCGAAGCAGTTGTCGCTATAATAGAGGACTTGTTCAGTATCCATGCGGAAGCCAATGGCATCATTCACATAGGTATTTAATGTCTTTTTGCTCTTTGGCAACTTTTGCTTAAGAGCAATGCACTCAGCTGCAAACGCGTGCAGGCGGGTTCCTCGTTCTTTCGCCTGATAATTAAGAACGGCATTGGTCAGCCTATCTGCATCATAGTTTAACCAATGATAGTTACTTGCTCCGAGGAGGGCATGTTTCCCCGTGAGCCTCGAATGATCTCGCCAGTTCATTAAGAACTTCCTCCTTGTTTTCAGGATAGATAAAGGAAGCAAAACTCATCTCGTCCATTTGCCGAACATAATAGTCCTGATTTGGACGATGAGATGCAGTCGCTGACTTCTTGCCTTCCAGTGCGCCCCAGGTTTTACCATAAAGAACTAAGAGATCGGGAATACCCTGAATCTCCGTAGGATCTAAATGGACAACCTTACAGCCTGGAAAGCGTTCTTTCAGTTCCTTTACCAATCCTGTCTTGAATTTATTTTCGAGCATGATACAACCTCCAAAAATAAGAGGAATAGCACGTCTTGAGACACATTCTATTCCTCCCATAAAAGGGGATGTTTTTCTCGCGTGAGTTTTTAGGAAATAATGTGAATTTTTAGGAATTTTTGAGAAAACAGAGCAAAAGAAAAAGCCCCTGCGTTTTTCGCGCAAGGGCTTTTAAAAATTTACAACTTATCCACTTTTTCAAGCTGTCGATAAGCTTGCATAATGTGCTGTATTGTCTCGTTTGAAATTCCGCTCCAAGTCATAGCCTGATTCATCAATTGCAATGTGTTCTTGCGCCCACTAGATTTACCGCGCGCATATTCCATATTGCCCATTGTAGTCATTACAACCTGAAGTGTTCTTTCTTCCATTTCAATTTTTCTCATGGTGCAATCTCCTTTGTTGAATTAGTGGAATTTCTTCCATAATAGAGATTGCTTTTTTTTCGCGTCATTAAAGATGCTTATAGATTTCGTACAATTCTTCTGGTCCACAGCACATCTGAAGCGCTTCATATTTTCTTTCGCCATAGTCATCTTGTATCGTTCCATCATCGCAGTCGTAATTATAATCATCTGGACCGAAGGAACGGTAAAGCTCATCATACGAATACTCTGTTCCGCATTTTGAGCAACGCCAATGCTCTCGTCCATTTTTGCCAAGTATTCGTCCACATTCGCACACGGGTCTTTTTATATGAAGTTCTACATATTTATTTGCGTAGCAAGATATATGCCGACCTTTACGATCTTCAGTCCACCATTCTTCAAAACCATACTCATTAACGAAATCCATATTTTACACCTCATAACCGTCAGCGATAATGCAACCATACGCTGCATCTTTATCATACACTATCCGACGAGATTTTACAAGGCAAAAATCTATGGCCCTCGCGGCCAAATCGAGCTAAAAACTCGCTGTGGCCAAAAGCCCATTTTTTATCTCCTATTACTATATATAAATTTTCAATTTTTTAAGTAACTTAAAGAAAAAAGTGGGTTTTTGGCCAAATGGCACATTTTTAACGTATTTGCGTTAGTTTTTGTGGCCATTTTTATAAAAATTTTTGGCCACAAAGTGGGTTTTTGGCCACGAAATTTACACTTTTTGATGTTTTCTCGAAAAGTTCACAAAAATTACGAAAAATAAAATGGGCAGAACCGGGCATCATCGGTCAAGTATTTTCAAAAATAAAAAGGCCGTGAAATTTTATCTTAACCGAAAAATTTCAAAATTATGCCGGCTATAACCGGAATCGCAATCATCAGCCCAATATAAACCGGCATCATTCTCCGATTTTTCTCAGCCTCTTCTCGCTCTTGCTCCTGTTTCTTTTCGTGAAGCTCCATGCCTTTCATGGCAATATCTTTGAACGCATCCACTCTCCGAACTTTTGCTTCATCCACGAACCGATGCGTCTCCTGATAGTCATCCAGTCGAACCTTTGTCCCGCAGAATTCACAGAACATGAAATCTCGGTTACCATCTTTCACAGTCAGATCCGCGCCGCAGCTAGGGCATTTTACCGTCCGTGCCATAAAAGCACCTCCTATTCATCATGTATCAAGGATATCATGTGCTCTGCTCGTAGTCAAGTAAATCAGGGCGGTCGAACCCAAATAACATTTTTATCCAGTTTCATACCTTAGTCCTCAATCTCAAACATCACATTCTCCGGTGAGATGATCGTATCGCACTTTTTACCTTTGAATCGAAACCTCACAAACTGGTTCGTCAAACCGGAAATTTTCTCAACCAGTCCGTATTCACCACTAAAATTAGCCACGATCTTAGCCCATACTCTCCCCTGCTTGGCCAGTTCGTTAAATTCCCCCGCAGTCATTACCCGCACTCACCTCCGTCATCAAACTTCTCCCCGCCGCATACAAGAATTTCTTCAGCGACAGCACCTTAATATCGTACGTACTCTTCAAATTCTCCAGCTCAACATTAACCCCACCAGAGCGATATTCCGCCATATCCAATGCATACCGCATCCGGCGATCCGCAACACCAGGGCTACAATTGAACTTATCTGCCAGCGATGCCTCGATATCTCTCATGGACATAAATCGGTGCGTGTTCAAGTCATCGACGACCATCTCCACAGCCTCGCCCATCAGCTCCCCACCAAAGGTCAGCATGGGAACCTTCAACTTAGCGAGAAAATCATACGTTCTTTGCTGCATTTCTTATCACCACATCCTTTCCCACTCAGGTTTTCATAATAGCATTTGCTGCATGAACCAGATATGTGGTGCCGTCAATCGTGATTTGCAGCTGATCGCCTTCGTAGTCAGTCCAGTTGTCCACTTTGCCTTGAACAATAGTTCCATCTGGCAGCTTAATCTGTGCCCAGGAGTAGGTAAATGTCGTATCAAACACCCTATAGTTTCCGCAACTGCATAGCCCGAGGCAGCCAGCGAGCATCATCATACATGCAACGACGCAAATAATACGATTTTTCATAGTTAATCGCCTCAACCAAATATCATGTAAATCAAAAGCAAGAACCATCCTATATATCTGATGATTCTCTGTTTTTCTTCGCCGATGTTCTCCGCAAAAGACATTCCAATTGCGATAGCTTGTAAAATAATGCTTGCGAGCAGCACAATTCGCATCACTTCACCATACTTCCTTTCCGTGTCTGGTCATCCGCAGGCCAGTACGTGTAGATGTCATCGAACACCACCGGGATCTTCTTCTGAAGCTCCATCAGCAGCGGGCACATGAGCTCCCGCATCTGAGGATGGGCCGCCACAGGAGTACGCAGCTTGAAGATGTTGCGCCACTCACGGTAGTTGGCAGTCACCACGATTTCGGTCTTCAGGCACAGCGGAAGTACACAACGGGCCTGTTCGGGACGAGATCCATTCTCAAGCATATTCTTATACTGATCTTCTGCCTCAATGCACACCGAATACCACTCATCCCATCGTGCAAGATCATGCAGATTCGAGCTTGCGTTCACATCCGGAATCCAATACGGCCGAATGAATGTCAACTCACCGCCAAATTTCTCCTTCGAGTAGTTGCAGTACCGGGTGCTTTCCTGCGCAAAGCTCGCAATGCGGTGACGCACCAGCTCATTTGCCACACCACGGTCACAGGTAAACAGCACGGACAGCTGAGAATGCTCCAGCATAGCCTCATGCCCCTGCTTCACCAGAAAGCCCACCAGCTTCTTAGCCGACTCACCATCCGGTGTGATATTGTCCTCGCTCTTGTAGCAGACCCGGGCCACCCGCTCGATCTGCTGGAGCTCCTTAATGCCTCCCTCAGAAATATCAGTGAGGATTTCGTACTTAGGTTCAACGATTTTCATAATTAGTTCTCCTTTTCATCAATGAATCAATGATTTCAAGCTGCCGCAGGCTCTTTCCATTACCTCTTTGGGCCACCATGCTGATGCCAATATCCTCGATCGGGATAATGTATCCGAGATGAGCCAGTTGCTTATGGTCGCAAGTTTCCACCTTCGGACACTTCTGGCATTTAGGTGCAAGTATCGTAAGCGCTCCGAAGTCGTTGTTCATGTTGTCCACTCCGATATCATTTTGCACTCCCAATTCCCACAGATATCACCCGAAGCATGTTTCTTTGCAAACGCCATGCCCTTCTTGATAGCCTCCTGCTTATTTTCTGCTTTGACCACGAAACCCTGATGCCCGCCACCATTGTCGGTACATTCAAACCAAAATGTGTACTTCATATATCAGCCAGCCTTTCTCTATCAGGATCTCGCAAAATAGAATCCCAGTCTCTAATAAGTTTCCGTAAGCCATGATCATCTGCTATTGGGTTCATCGTTTCTTCATCATATTGCACTATGACACTGCCTGCTTTATCGCATCCAAATCCGCAATTCCGACACTGAATCTTATACTTGATTTCCAGGCTTGTCCCAGTGGTCGCTGTTCCGCATACAGTTGGCCTCACTTTTGAATAGCATACCGGACAACATCTCATATAAAATCCTCCAAAATCGAGTTAAGCAGAATCTCCAGCACCCGGTTTATGACCGCCACCACTCGATATGGCCACGGTTCTTTCGGTTCCACCCGGGCAGGTTTATCAGACTTTCTCAGCGCGCTATATGAACGCCTGTCGAACTGCCAAATTGGAATAGCATTCTCCATGCACCATTCACAAGCATCTGCGTAGCTAATGCCACCATTCATGCAAAGCTCGACCACATCACGCAACGTAGCGTTCGGCTTGATCAGGATATCTTTTTGAAGCTCATAATCCTCAAAATACAAGTCCTCGCGTGACCCGTCAGCCCTGTGAATAACTTGCGCAAAGGGTTTGCCATCCGCATAAAGCGTCGTAACATCCTTATCAATGTCGATTCGAGGACAGTCGTACCTCCATATAGCCTCAACAACTTCTTCATAGTCAATCATATCGCACCTCACAGCAGAATCCGGAACAAAATGAACCAGATCACCTTCAGCGTGAACACAATAATGATCAGCCATGCGCAAATAACCAGCGTTGCCGCCAGAATATGACCCAGCATATGGCCGATCTTCTCCCAAATATCAGGTCTCTTCATCTCAATTCCTTTCTACACTCGATTTCATCTGCCGAAATATCGTAATCAAACGCCAATTCTGTTTTGGAAAAAATCTCTTTATCTTCTTCATCTGGTTCATTCCCGACGGGATATGCTAGTAATTCGATATTCTTGTAGTAGAACACCTTATAAAACGTCTTCACCCCACGCACCTCCTCGCCGCATCCAGACGGCTCTCCGCAGCGTTCAGCTCGAAGATAGCAGCCGTGATAAACTCCGGATCGCAGTTCTCAAAGTGGTTCCGGGCCACCTCAAGATCCCGCATGGCATCTTTCAGCGTGTTGACTGTCGAAATCATCGGCTCTGTCCAGAATATCTTTTTGACGAAATCAACGATTTTGCGCAACATTTCTACGCCTCCACATCTTCATAACCTGCCGAGCCGTGAGCCAGCCCTCGACATCATAATGATCAACAAGTGCTAACCCGCACACCTCAATTAAATGAGGAAACCCGTAAGTACACCATCCGCATACAGCATCCCACAGATATGCGCCGGATTTATCTCGAACTGTAATCTGATATCCACCATCATGCAGTGCTCCAGGACCGTAAACTTCAGGCTGGTTTTTATCATGCTCAGGAAATCTTCTTTCCATCGTATGCGTAATACCCGCTTTTGTAAGAAGATAATCCAACTTCTGCATCTCGGTCATGTGATTCCAAACCCGGAGTTTCCAGGTTTTCTTAGACATGTTTCTCATTTCTGCATTTCCTTTCGTCAGCCTCCATGGTCTTTGCGATTTTATGCTGAATATAAAGCACACAGCCAGCCTGACTATCACACCCGAATGAAGCCAATAATCCGGCAATAGCATTCAAAGAGTTCAAATCCTCTTCAGCAAATATCATTTAGCGTTCACCGTTCCTCCTGATACTCTACAATTTTAGATTTGAAATCAGTCATATACCTTATATTCCATATTGCTCACATGGGCGATGGTATCGTAGTTATCACCCTCAAAGCGAAACCTTGCCATACCGTTCGAGGTTAAATCAGAGAACTTTTCTAAATATCCGCTTCGTCCGGGCCAAGGGCGGATGATTTTCATGAAGACCTTATGGGTCGTGGCTTTTTCCTGGATTTCGTGCATTTGAATCGCTCCTTTTTTTTTTTGTTACAGTTCAGAAAATAAAGAGCCGCAGATTTCTCCACGGCTCTATGCCCTTAGAACTCCTCAGCCAAATCACCCGGCATGAATTCCTGATTTTTTCTTGGTGTCGTCTTATTGATCATCGACAACTTCAGCTCAAGAAAGTATGCCTGTTCGTCAAGTGCTTTACGCTTAAGCTTGTTTAGTTCAAGCTCATACATAAGATGCTTTTCCTTGGCATCCAATTCTTCTGTAGTATAATCCTCATAAGGCGAATTCATAAAATCCATAATAATAACCTCCAAGTATAATTTGTGAGTATTCGTCCTCCATAAAGGAAGCTGATTATTTCGCGCCTTCCTTAAACTTCAAAGGCTTCACCGTACCCTCCCGCGCACACTCCGTCAGGCACTCGTGGCAGGGTTCATCCGTCTCCAGCACCTTGAAGCTCTTGCACTTCGGACAGTAGGTCGCATAGTCCACTTCGCGCATCCAGTTATTCATCAGCGCTTACCTCCGAAATAAAAGTGTCCTTTCCGCAGCGAGGGCAACGTGCCAGAACCTCACCGTTATGGATTGTGCACTCCTTCATACTGTTCCAGTTAGATGTAGGGATCTCAAAACGAGCATTACAGTCACCGCATTTAACGGCAACGAGTGTCTCGTCAGGATCTGCATATCCGTCAAGGTCGCCGACGTATTTGTGTTC